GAGATACAGGGGGTACGACCAAAAGAGTACTACAACCCTGCCCGCAACATTTGTGCCAAGCAAGGGGATGGGAGCAAAAGTAACCCGTACTGTTTTGTCTGGCTCCCCACTCAAAGTCAGTTGCAGGAGATGTCGGGGCTATCTTGGAGGGAATTTGACCGCTTCTGCCAAATTTATATTGAACCGACTAAAGAGCGGGCTGGCATTAAGGTTGTAATGAAAGAAAAACACGGGAAAGTTTGGAATGGAAGAAACTGGACAAGATAAAGCACTCAAGAAAGAACTTGAGAAGATAGACTGGAAGAAATATATTGAATATGGGAATGTCAGGGTTCAGATAAGAGAGGGTAAACTGAAACTGACTGCTATAGAACGAACATATCCAGATTAAAGGAGGAACCTTAATGAAGAGACCAGAGAACCCCTACAAAGACAAGGTGGCGGATGGTTGTTTTGAAAAGCAGGTTTTTGAGCGAGGTGCTGATGCGATGTTTGGCGAAATGGTGGGAACATTGAAAAAGTTGGGGTGGAACAGAGCTGCAGAAGACTTAATTCTTTATTATGGGAAAGCGGTCTAAGTCACCAACTAATTAAATAAACTGAGGACTTAACGGAGGAACCGACAGGTCGTAAAAGGCTTGTCGGTTATTTTTTTATTTAGAAGATGAACAAACACTCTTCAATAGAGATGGATTATACCCCCTTCCAGAAGCAAGAAGAGGCACACGAAGCTCCTGAGCGATACATTTTATATGGAGGGGCGATTCGTGGGGGGAAAACGAAGTGGTTGTGTGCTGAGGCGATAAAACAGAGCCTAACCATAGTAGGGAACAGGGGTTTTTTGGGTCGTCATAGACTGGTAGATTTAGAAAAGACGACTCTCCGCACACTTCTTGAGATGCTGCCCCAGAGAGCTATTTACCAGCACAGGCTAGGCGATAGACTTATCCTGACGGTAAATGAGAGTTTCAGGGAAGACAAAATAGGTACGCCTTCCGAGATATATTACGGTGGGTTGGGTGATTACTCCACTACCAAAGAGATGCTGGGCGGTTTGGAGTTCGGGTGGTTTGGCATTGACCAGGCGGAAGAGATTACCGAGAGGCAGTTTGACCTTTTTACCACTCGTTTGACGCTTAAAATACCCAATGTCCGCTATCACGGGTTTATGACTGCTAATCCTGCTCCAGGGTGGTTGCGGGACAGATTTATTGACAACACCTTACCCAACCATCGTTTTATACCTTCTCTGCCTAAAGACAATCCTCATCTTCCTCTGAACTACGAAGAAGAGTTAAGGCGAACCCTACCGTCAGCTATGGTGGCGCAGTTACTTAGCGGGGACTGGGATGTTGACGAAACAATGAACCGCCTCATCCCCTACTCCCAAATCAGGAATGCGATACAGGGTGAGAAATCAGCTACGGGCGATAAGGTCGCTGGGGTGGACATATCACGATACGGGGATGATGAAACGGTATTTATTCTGAGGCAGGGGGATAAGGTTCTACAAATTGAAGCCTGGGAGCATCAGGATACTACCTTTAGTGCAGGCAGGGTGGCTCGTCTTATCCGAGAATATGAGCCGACAGTAACCTACATAGATTCAGTAGGAATCGGGGCAGGGGTATTTGACCCTCTTAATAACGAGGGGTTCAGTGTCGTGGCAGTGAATGTAGGCGAGAAAGCGTTGGACACAGAGAGCTTTCTTAACAAAAGGGCTGAATATTTTGGGTTGCTCGCCAAAAGGTTTGAGAACGGCGAAATTGACATTCCCGACCATCAGAAGCTCGCCTCGCAGTTGTCGGGGCTGAAATATAAATATGATTCAAAGATGAGACGCTTACTGGCGAGCAAAGAAGAGATGAGAAAAGAGGGGTTCAAGTCCCCTGACTACGCTGACGCTCTAATGCTCGCTTTTATTGATACTACTTCAGAGGAAATTAACTCCGTTGCTTATTGGTAGGTGATATATGGCACAAATTAAAGAAGAGGATATTGTCAAGACTGTTGATACCAGATATAACGAATTACAATCTTTAAGAGAGCGATGGGACACAGACTACGATTTGTGGCGGTTGAAGGAGTTTAAGCTCTCCACTACTGGCGATTACGACAACTTTACCACCAACGAACCCAAGACGTTAGTTACTAAAATCGTTGAGATTCTGGCGTATGCGGAAAAACAGATTAAATTCCCACTGGACAAGAAAAACAAGGAGGAAAGGGGCGATGTCTCTAACGCCGAAAGGTTGGCTTACGGTGGGTTAAATTTAGCTGATTCTCGGTTAAACGATATTGTCCAGCCAACTATTCAAGAACAACTGGCTCTCCATGCTGTCTTGAGGGGATGGACTATCACTAGGGTTTATATCCACAACACAGACGAGGGAACGGTTTTAGACATTGCTGTCTGGGACCCGTATAACGTGGCTTGGCAACTTGGTGATAATAAGATGCTCTGGGTTTGTAATCGGAGATACATCACTAAAGACCAAGCCCAGATGGAATATGGCAAGGAGATTACGGGTAAAAAGACCCTTCTATATGACTGGTGGGACTCGGAAAGAAATATTATTTTTATTAACAAAGAAAAGGTAAAGGAAAACAAACACGACGTGAAACATCCACCAGTTAGAGTAGCCTTTGCTGGAGCGACACCGCTTTTAGCATCTTCCGACTCTGATGAGGCTATTAAGTACACGGGAGAATCGGTTTACGCTGCCAATCGGGGGCACTTTCCCCAGAAGTCCAAGCTCTTTACCTACTACTTTACCAATTTAGGATACAGTGCTAAGGGGATGCTGGTTGAAAAGGTCAAGGGCGGTAAAAAATCAAGAATTCAGAAAAGTCCCTGGCATAAGGGGGCGATTTTAACTTACGACACAGATGAAGGGGTCGCCCCGATGATTACCCCCACAATGCCCAAAGATTCGGTGGAAGCCTTAAGAATGCTGGACAGGGAGATGATAACGGGTGGTATATCTCCTGTTCTTTATGGTCTTCCTGAATTTGGGGAATCGGGTTATCAAACGCAACTATTGACTCACGCTGCTGCCTCTACCATCAAATCTCGCCAAAAATTGATTGAAGGCGACCTGAAGTGGATTGTCAGGGAAATGTTGTCCCAATACTCACAGGGTGGGTTTGATAAACTCCACCTTATCGGCAGAAACGGGAGTAATGAGTTTTTTGATACCGAGCTTACCCCCGAAGATGTCAGGGGGGACTGGTTTCCTGAAGTTAAACTCATACCCGTTTTACCCGAAGACTCTACCGCTAAAGTCACCAGAGCACAGATGCTCAGGCAGAATAGACTACTTTCACGCCAAACGATTATGGATAGAGAGCTTGGTGTTCAAGATACCGATGCTGAGAAGGATAGAATCAACCGAGAAGATGCTGAGGAAATGCCCTTTATTAAATATCTGAATATGGCTGAAGCTCTCGCCCAAGACGGTGATATTGACGCTGCCAATGCTCTAATGCAGGAATACTACAGGACATTTGGTGCTCAAACTCCGCCTACGGGCAAAGCACCCATGTCTCCTAGAGAAAGGAGTGGGGAAGCCAAAGAATCTCAATATGCGACAGGTGCTTCCAGAAGTGTGATGCCTAGCGAAGAGATGGGAAAGAGACAAGGGAGAATGTAATGCCAAAAGACCCGAATTGGAAACCAATTACATATCGGACTCCTGAACAAAAAGAACGGGACAAGAGACTGGCGTTAAAAAAGAAGGCTAGGGAAACTGGTGCTTGGGAAGAAGGCAAGCCCTTTAAGATGGAGTATCTGAAAGAGGTTGGGGCTACGAGTGAAGATATAAAACGCTGGCTAGAACCTTCCAAAACACCAACTATTAAATATCCAGGAGAGCCAGTGTCAGAGAAGGGAAGGTTGTGGTTTGAACAGCAAACGAAGAAATACGGCACAACGCCGACCCCTTCCCAGATTCAGTCTTACGAAGCTCAGTTTGCCCCTGGGGTGGGATTCCCTGAAGGCTCGGCAATGTGGAATCTGGGATTTAGAACGCAGGCTGAATACACCGAAGCCCAGAGATATGGTTTCAAATACGGCCCGCATCCAGGAAGTGCAGTTCCCAGAGGAAGTCTGGTTATAACTACTCCTAGCGGTGAACCGTATGCCAGATTTTACGGCTCAAAACCCCCACCTTGGGTAGAAACGGCAATGAAAGAGGGCAGGTATGCCGAATCACCCTATGGAGCACCAACTACCGGTATCTACGGGATGACTCAGCAATATCCAGGGATTAAAGATTACGAGAAATACTATTATCCCGAGACATCTTTTGAAGAGTTTGCTGGCGGGAAACAGCCAGAATGGGAAGGCAAATGGAATGAGTGGTGGGGAATGTTGCCCCCTGAAGGCAGGATTGACGAAGCCACCTTGCAGAATAGATTAAATACTATGCGAATGGTTCTTGAGGGCGAGGTAGAAGGTGGGACTTTATCTGAGGGCGAAGCCCGCTTAATGGCTGCATCGGCGCTTGAACAAGCAAGGTGGATACTGGAGATGCCTTTAGCAGCAGAGACAGCACCTTCCTTTGAACCCTATAGAGCTGGTTGGAGAGAGTCTGCACCGACCAAATATATGCCGAAAATCAACCCAGAGACCTATCGTGGTGAATGGGAAGCAATGGGGGCAAAAGAGGGTGTTCCCCTAGCCGCTGGAGCTTTAGAGGGAAGGCGAGCAGGTGGAGGGCGTGGGGCTGAAACTGCCGAAGCAAGGGGAAGAAACCCCCAAGAAATTTATTATGCAATGCTTCCCGAATTTCCCTCTCCAGCAATGAAGGAATACTACTATCAAAGTTACGCACCAGTTTATCGGGAATTTTTGAATACTTTAGGAATGGAAGAGGTAACTAACGAGGAATTTCTGGAGAGGTGGAAGATATTTCTAACTCGCTATGCTTGGGAGAATAAATATATGGCTAGACCGCCACGTATGAGAGGCGAATATTCATCGCTGCACGCTCCTCCAACTCGCCATCTAACGTATTAGGAGAAAAATGCCCTTATCAGATGTAGCAAGAAAAGTAATTGAGACCAGTAATCACTTAAAAGATGCTAAAAAACAGTCATTTAGAGACGAATTAACTCGTATGATGACCCTTACTCCTGCCGAAAAGCCCGTTTCCAGTCAACTGCGTCCTTTTATGGAAGAATTCAAAGAGGAAGAGCCTGCATTTAAGGGAATGTTTACACCTCCTAAAGAAATTCGCCCAATCGGTGCTTCAAGGGAGGAGTCTAAGCTTAAGGATATTTGGGATGCCTTTCGTCTTGGGGCTACGCAGATGGGACACCAGACCAAGCAGTTTTTCCTTTCTACCCTTCCTAATGTTATGTTTCCAGAACCCCTTGTTTCCCGTGAGGAATACATT